AGTCTTTCGGACTCCCTGCTACTGCTGACCTTATGTTCGCTCTCATATCTACTGAGGAGTTGGAAGGTCTAAATCAGATTATGGTTAAGCAGTTAAAGAATCGCTACAATGACCCAACAGTTTATAAAAAATTCTGTGTGGGTATTGACCGAGCGAAGATGCGTCTCTATGATATCGCTAATCCCCAAGGAGGATTAGTTGATTCTGGACAAGATGCTGATGTAGAAATCGTTAAGAAGATTTCTAAAAGTGACAAACTATCTCAATTAACTTATTAAAATGAAAAGACCTGATAAAGGATTTGCCAGTGGTACTGGTATCAATGAAGACACGGTTACCGATGTCATTCCACAGGTAGATTATAATCGCTACCTTGAATTTGTAAACGAGGTAACATCTCCTGAGTCTAAAGATTATGATGCTTTCCAAGAGCGTACAGACGCACTTAAAACAAAGCAAGCAGATGTTCAAAGACTACTAACTGCTGCTCTTGGTATTACTGCTGAAGGTGGTGAGTTTACTGAGATCGTTAAGAAGATTGTCTTCCAAGGAAAACCTTATAGTGAAGATAATATTGACCATATGAAGACCGAACTAGGTGATATACTATGGTACATAGGACAAGCATGTATTGCATTGGATACAACTTTTGATGAACTTACACTATTAAACGTTAATAAATTAGTAGCAAGATACCCAGAAGAACAATTCAGCGTGATGCGTTCTGAAAATCGTAAGAAAGGAGACCGTTAATGTTATCAAAACAAGTAGAAGATTCGCTAAGAGCATCACAAGAACATCTAAGAGATGCTCTAGCATTTGCAGCAAGAACTGAGAAACCATATGTTTCAAAACACATCGCTAGTTTCTTAGCAGATATTGATAACCTCATTGATGCATATGATATTATAGAAAAGATGAGAGAGAAGATTGATGCAGCAGAAGATAAATAACTAGTAAGGATCTAGAATTGTTGTATGGCATCCATGTACAATATGCCTTTAGCAAAGGCAAAACAGAAAGCATCCTCTCTTAGGTTTAAAGAATCCTTTGAGAGGATTACTAAAGGTATACCTGAACCTGATTTCTTCTTTGCAGATAGTGCATGGACAGGTGGTAAAAAGATGTGGCAAATTAAAACATCTGAATCAAACATTGATAAGATAGAGAGTACTATAGAAAAGTTTGATAAAGATTTTAAAGGTGTTGAAGTTAAGAGTGGTAAATCAACAATTACATATGATTTTGGTACAACTAAAGTCAGGTTTCTAGCAAGTCATAAGAAAAGTGCTAAGGCAGCAGATGCTAAGACAACTGCTATGCAAGAAAGGGCATCAGCATGGATAATGAAACGTGCTATTAAAGATTCATATAGGTATAAGAAGTGGACGGATATCAAATTAGATCCTAAGTATAAAGAATTAGAAAAACTTTATCCTGGAGTAGAAGAAGAGTGGTTAAAAGTATTCTTTGCTCAACAAAAGAAGATGTTAGAAGAGTTTTCTAATGTTAAATTTAAAATCTTCAACAGGGATGAAGGATTCATGGGATATATTTCAGACTTAGTAAAGAAAAAGTTTGGTGTTAGTAAGAAAGATACATGGAACCCTGCTGATATATGGTGTATACAAGATCAGAATAAGATTGAAAGTATTATTGATAAAACTATTGATGGTAATGGATCACAAACTATTCTAGAGTTGAATGCAGTTCTTCGTAAACTTTTTATAGAAAGAAGAGTTGTTGGTATATCTCTTAAGAAAGTATCAGGTGATGTTGCTAAGTATGAAGAGTATAATGTACGTGAGGATGGACTAGAGGCAGATTATAATTTCAATGTTGATAGTAAAGGAATAAACTTTGATTTGAAAGGTGAAACATTTGCTACTCAAGACTCTACCATTGTAGTAAGTGGTAATGGTGCTGAATATAAATTTCAAATTAAAGCAAACGATTCTAAATCTACTTCTAATTTAAAATGGGAACCTACACAGAAGGGTGCAGCTGCTGCTCGTGTTGGTAAAGCACCAGTTGATATGGTTGCTAAATTGATTAGTGATAATAAGAAGAAGTTTGTAAATAAACATCAGGATTTTCCAAGCACTCGTACAGCATTCATGGAAGATGCAGACAAGTACAAGAATATATTTGTAAAACTTAAGAGTGGTGGTGTAGATCTAGGTGTGAATAATGAGGATCAATTTTATGAGAATATGTTAGTAGTATATGAAACCGAACCTCATGTTGCACACAGTAAGTGTATGCAGATGGAGTTTATGGCAGAGGTAGTAAGTATGAATAAAGAGAAACAGAGAGAATTTATGACAGACATGGTATTCCTTGCTGCCAAGAAGGGTAAACGCTTTGGACCATTTGGAAAACTGTACTAAGGCAGTACACAACTAGGTTCTAGTGTGCTATAATAAGGGTATCTGACAGACACCCATGCCAAATAAGCACCTTGAGCATCCAGAAGATCTAATACTTCTAGGAACAGATCCTAATGAAGTGTTGGATCATCTTTTTATGGTGCATAAACTTACTACTAAGTGGGATGGTGCTCCTTCAATTGTGTTTGGTAATAATAATGGTAAGTTCTTTGTTGGTACGAAGAGTGTCTTCAACAAGAAGAAGATCAAGATTAATTATAGCGTTGCAGATATTGTAAAAAACCATGAAGGTGCAGTAGCACAGATTCTTACCGCCTGTTTCTATTCTTTACCTCGTATAGAAGGTATCGTACAAGCAGATTTTATCGGGTTTGGAGGTTCTGATAGCTACCGCCCCAACACGATTACTTATAAGTTTCCCAGTATAATTTCACAAGACGTAATAATTGCTCCACACACAGCATATAATGAAGTAAGTCCTAATGCTGTACCTATCTTTGGTGTTAAGTTAAAGTCAACTGATACATGCTACTGTATAGATACAGAAACATGCTCATTGGATGTACCTTTTAAAGCAAAAAGTTTAATTCAAGCAGCAAGATTCTTAGTTCCATTTTGTAAATTTCCTACCACAGATTTAAGATCATATTATAATAAGTTTATCCGTGAAGGTAAAACTCCTACAGCGTCAGAACTATACTATAGTTTGGATGATAAATATAAGTGTGAGGTAAACATAAATACCTTTAGATTATACAATCTCATACTGAATATTAAAGATGTTCTTCTCTCTGCTGTCAAGGTAGATGAGACTGTTGAATACTTACTAGGTGATCAACCTACTACACCAGAAGGTTATGTATTAATTGGACCTAAGTATTCAGTGAAACTCGTTAACCGTTTGGAATTTAGTCAAGCAAACTTTAACTTACGTAAAAATTGGAAGAATGAAAAAGTTTAGCGACTTCCTTACCGAAGCAGCAAAATCAAAAGCCTCAGATCAGGCAGCAAAACTAGGGTTAAAACATGTAGGGTATGGCTATTACGGTCTCCCTAATGGAACTGTGACCCATCGTTCTGTTAATGGACAGTTAATAGAACTAACACCAGAACAACAAGCAGCAAAGAATGGAGCACCACCAGAACAACAGGGACAACAAGGAACTGGAGAGGAAGAAGGTGGCAATGCGGGCACTAAAGGTGACATATCTATTACATTTGGAAGATTTAATCCACCAACTGTCGGACATGAGAAACTCATTGAACGACTCGCTTCATCTAGTAAGAGTGGGGAGTACAAGATATATCCCAGTAGGTCTCAAGATCCAAAGAAAAACCCAATAGATCCTGAGACCAAGGTACATTACATGCGTCAGATGTTTCCTGACCATGCTCATGCAGTTATTAATAACGAAGAATTTAAAACAATATTTGATGTTCTTAAATCTCTATACAATGAAGGGTATACTGTTGTCAATCTAGTACTAGGTGGTGACAGAGTTGCAGAGTTTGAGAACTTAGCACAGAAATATAATGGTAAACTCTACGAGTTTGAAGAGATCAATGTTCAATCAGCAGGTGATAGAGACCCTGATTCAGATAGTGTAGAGGGTATGTCAGCATCTAAAATGCGTAAGGCAGTAGCAGATGGTGATTACAATCAGTTTAAAACAGGCATGCCAAAGAGCCTGAGTGATCAGGAATGTAAAGAACTGTTTAAAGAGATCAAGAACTCTATGCAGTTACAAGAGGAAGATGATTTCTCAGAAACATCCTATACTCTATATGAGATAGCACCTAAGTTAGATTCAGAAGGACTTAGAGAAGCATACTATGATCATAAGATCTTTAATGAAGGAACTTATATTGAGAATTCAAACACTGGTGTTCTTGGAAAGATTGTTAAACGTGGTGTGAACTATGTTATATACATTGATGAGCACGATCATGTATACCGTGGTTGGTTAAAAGACTTACATGAAGTACTTCCTTCAGGAAAAAACTTCACCATGTTCCAAAAAACTGATCCTAAAAAAGGGTATGCAGACCTTAAGGCATACAACTTTAGTCCATTAGGATTAGAAGGTACACCAAAACTCGCTAAGGCAGTTAAGAATCTGACACCTGGTGAGAATATAAATAAAAAGGATAAGGTAAAAGCAAAATGAACTTACAAGAACTCCCCGATATGACTGATGCCCTTGAAAAGATATATCAAGAGCAGAAGAAGAAAGGAAAAGTAGCCAAGCGTTGGTGGGACGACGATGGTGATGGAAAGGGATATGAGAAAGGTGAAGTAGATGGTAAGTTTCCTAAAAAGGGGAAGTGAACCATGCTATCATTCAAGGAACTATCTGAAAAGAAGTCTAAGGTCAAGATAAACCCTAAAGTTTCAGACCTTATGGAGAAACCTGACACTCTTCCTAAAGAAAAGAAGGAGATGAAGAGTAAGAAGGATGAGGGTAATGACGGTCCTACTGTTGAATCAACTCTCAATGAACTTAAGAACTCAACTCTCTTAAGTTATAGTCAGAAGGCAACAAATGATCTAGCCTTCAGTGGTGATGGTAAAAAGAAAGCACAGAAGAGAGCAAAAGGAATCAAAGCTGCTACTGGAAAGTTAGCAATTAGGGCTACTGATCCTGATGGTTCATTAGGATTTAATAAGAATCCCAAGAATGAAGAGAAGATCAAAGGAAAGGATGGTAAGGCTTGTTGGAAAGGATATAGGTATAACGGAACTAAGAATGGTAAAGATGATTGTGTGAAAGTGGATGAAGCAAAGGTAGATAAAGGTCGTTCTGATTATGGTAAAGCATCTATCAGAAACTACAGAAGGAAAGGACCTGGCCATGGTGATCCAGGAATGTTTGATCCAGAAGGTAAGAGAGGAAAGACAATAGAACTACGTACGAAAGAGCACAAAGCACGTCGGGGTGTTAAGGGTGCAAAGGTTCCAGCATATAAAGTAGAAGGAAGTTCATGGGGTGTTTATAAAGGTGATGGTTTGTCACCTGCTGAGAGATTAAAGAAGAAAGCAAAAGAGTTACAAGCTGCTGACAAGAAGAAAAAGAAGACAGGTAACCCTGCCTTTGATGATCCTTCACATCATTCAAACGCTAAGAATAGGTATGAAGAACTAAAAAGTTTCAAAGCATACCATGAAGTAACGTCATGTGATCAGAAAAAAGCAATAGATGATGCTAAATTAAAACGAAAAGAAGACCTCAAGGTTGCTAAATATAAGACCAAGAAAGAGGAAAACGCTTATGCTAATGCAGAAAAAGTCCGTGAAGAAGTCCAAGAAAAGACTTACTCCACCAAGACTCTGGATGCACTTAAAGCGAACCTTACAGAAAGAGCCACTACCTACCACGTAGAGGCAACTCGTCTTAAGAAAGAAAAAGGTTATGTGAAAGGTGGTACTAAAAAACCATCTTCAAATAAGAAAGACCCTGCATTACAAGCCGTCCTTGATAGAATTAGAAAGGATCACGGTAAAGGTGCGGTGTTGACAGGTGGTAGCAGACAACAGAAGAAAGTAAAGGGTGCTAAATCTACTGCTGGTACTGGTAAGTACAAGAAAGCAGCAGATAATAAGAAGCAAACTGCTGCTGATGCTAAGAAGCGTGGGTTCAAGTCTACACAAAATTACGTAGACACTATGGCACGTTATGGTGGTAAAGGCAACTACGATAGAGGACGTGGCCTTGGAACTTAAAGAACTAGATAGTGCTCAATGGAGCAAAGGAATAAAGCATGAGCTTCTGACTAAATCTAGAAAAGCTTATGAGAAAGCGAAGGAAAAGAAGTATGGATCCTTTATGAAAGATGCTAAGGCAGCTAAGGATAGGATAGTGAAATCCGAGAAGGGTGTTCGCTTCGCTGATAAAAAAGGTAAAGGTTACATAAAGGGTGGTAAGAAGAAGTATGATTGATGCTATATAATGTAGCATGCAAAGTTAATTATGACTAATTTCTTACTCCCTATCGCTATTAATGTTATTAATAAAGCGGTAGATAAAATCCCAGAGGATCTAGAAACAAAACTCAAAGAGTTTCTTATCGGATTACTCAAAAAGGCTGCTGCCAAGTCAGGGAACAAGGTAGATGATCAGTTAGTAGCTGCTTTGGAGAAAGCACTTCTAGAGTCCTGATCGTTATAAATAATATCAGTTAAACTAGATTTTAGGGGATATACAAATGACTCTATGGGGGGTTACTGACGCAGTAGAGGATAAGCCTAAGTGGGCTGTTGAAGGCGGTGCTGTGGATCCAAGTAATGTATTTGCTACCGCAGAAGGATGGGTACTACGCCACTATAAAAACACAGGTAAGACCGAGTACTGGGATGAAGTCCTTGTTGCTGTTGATGGTCTTGTAGGTGCAGGTGGACGTGGAACCGATACTATAGGTGAAGCAGATATTACAGCCGTCTTCTTTGAGGAGAATACATATGCAGCTGGTGCAACTGGTACAGTTATCGTTATATACAACGAACTTGTTGATGTAACTAACGGTGCTACTCTTGTAGTTACTAACACAACTGATACTGCTGATATCACTGCTACTGCTGCTGCACAGACAGGTACAAACCGTGTTGAATTTACATTCACATGTGCTGCTGCTGATAAGGTACACACCATTGGTGCTCAAACAATCTCTGGAACAATCAAGGACGCAGGTACAAACACTGCATCTGATAAGGTATTCGTTCTAGGTGATACAATAGGAGCAGGTGGTTCTGGTAGTACTAAGACAATCACTACGACTTAATAATACATGAAATTTGGTGAACTCAATAGTGACAACTATGTCATGTTCGCCATCAAAAATTATGAGAATCCTCAGAGTGTGACTCGTGAGGATTTTGACGAAGACATGAAAAGATTCAAGTACCTTAAGAGATTACTCAAAAGGTACTTGCGTGGGGGACCACTAAGAACCCACTTAATCATAAATCATTTGATTGTCCTTTATAATGTTTTTGATGACGCTGCAACACCATTACTCTTATTCAAATTTGAAAAGGAATACTGGTCACTGCTAAGAGCATTCTTAGAATACTTAAACAGATTTCCAGAACATTACATGGACTGTTTAGAAGCCGATCCAGATGTGGTTAAGGAACTTAACGGATTATGATCAACGAAGAACCTACAATGAGTGTTGGAGCAGGTGGTTTCACAGGAGCCGCAGCTGCGACAGGTCCTAATGCAGGTTTTGATCCTCTATTAGACTTTCGTAAGAGAGCTAATAAGAAGATTAAGGATCATCCTTATGTGTCAGAGTACCGTAAGAGTCGTAAGAAAGTCAGAAAGGAAGGTCATACCCCCAATGACGGTAAGGTAAAGAACAAAGTTAACCCTGCAATGCCTACAAGGTTACTTCAATATAAGGTGAAGATACCTGGTGTGGGAGAGACTATTGTATATGCTAACAACCCTTCTGAACTTAGTGTTAAGATGAGACTTCTTATCAATCCTCGTTATAGAGGTGACATTGATATAGAAAGAGTCTTTCCTGGTCAAGCAGCAAAATTTTATATGGACAAGCGAATGAAAGCTATGAAAAACATCCCCGAAGAGTTTGTCTTAGAGAATCAGGACAAGCAAATGAAACAACAGTTTGCTCAACAGAAGGTAGCAAACCTTAAGAAGCAAGCACAACTTAAGAAGCAAGAGATAGCAAAGACATTACAGAAGAAGACTGCTAACCTTAAGAGGAAAGCAAGAGTAGGTACAGATGTATCAACTCAGAATGAAGAGTTTAGTAAGAGTGGAAACTTAGCAAAGATCAAGCACTGTGCAGAGAATGGTTGTGCAAGTGCTATTAAGTTTCATTCTGGAGAAGAGTTTGATGTTACCCCTGATGTTGCCAAGAAAGTTATGAGTGCATATACTTCACTTGCTGCTCGTAAGAATCAAGCAAAGTTTAGTAATGCATGTAATGAGAATCCTGATATGTTTAATCGTGTACTGGCATTTAGTAATCCTGGGGAGTGATGGATAATCAGGGGGTTAATGCTGCTATATTAGAGAGATTAGAGAAAGTTGTCCAGAGTCTTCAAGATAATTCTGTGAAGATGGGGCAACTTCTTGCTGTGCATAATGAGAAGTTAGATAAGCAAGATAGAATAGATGCTGTATTGTTTGAGAAGGTGGAGTCAGTTCATCGTGAAGTAAACCGTAGAGCAGAGGAGATAAAGAAAGGTTGTGAAAGAGATATCAGAAAAGTTGATGACCGTCTTAGACAGATGGAAAAGAAGATGTGGACTATCGCTGGTTCTATTGCTGTTATATCTTTCTTGGTTAGTCCAGTCGGACAAGCAATCATCAGACAGTTGACAAGAGAAGATAAAACTGTTATTATGGGGTCTGAGTTGGTTGTACATGAATTACATAGAAAGCAAGTACGTGAACCTACTCAGTGGGAGACTGGATAAGTTTGTTCGTAAGAAGGATGGACTATGGAATTTTAGATGTCCTTACTGTGGTGATTCAAAGAAGTACAAAAACAAGGCA